ATCGACGCAGGAGCAGTTGCAGGCCGCATTGGGCTGGATTGTGCGCATCACGCCTAGCCTGGACCGGGAAGACGGCATCAAGGCCGCCAGGACCACGCTTGGCCGCTGCTGGTTCGACAAGGGCGGGTGCTCAGAAGGGCTTGGAGCGCTCCGCCGATACCGGCGAGAACTGAAAAGCGACGGTGTTTCACTGACTCCTATCCCGTTGCATGACTGGGCATCGAATTACGCGGACGGTTTCCGCTACCTCGCTGTCGCGTGGTCCGCTCCCAGCCGTACGAAAGACGAATCGACACCGAAACCCGACGCCTACGGCGAAGATGAACCGGAGAACGAATGGAAAGTAGCCTGACCACCGAGACCGGCAAGGCGAAGGTCGAGCGCTTCCTGACCGACACGGCCGACGCGCGGGTGCTGTCCGAGAAATGCCGGGATTACTTTGACGGCAAGCAATGGACGCAGGCGGAGCGGACAAAGCTCACCGCGCGCGCTCAGGCGCCGATCACGGTCAACCGCGTCAAACCGAAGGTGAAGGGGCTGATCGGCCTGTACGACATGCGGCTGACTGACCCGAAAGCCTACCCGCGCACGAAGAAGCACGAAAAGGCGTCCGAAGTGGTCACGGATGGATTGCGCTATGTGGCAGACAGCAATCATTTTTCCACGCTGCGGGTCGCTGTTGCAGAGTGCTTCTTTGTCGAGGGCTACGGCGGCGCGATTGTGGACGTGCTCCAGAAAAAGAGCGGCGAGATTGAAATACGCGTCGAGGACATTCCTTGGGACCGGATTTACTTCGACCCGCACTCGCGCAAGAAAGACTTCAGCGATGCGCGCTACAAAGGCGTGATTCTGTGGATGCACCAGGACGAGGCCGAAGAGAAGTTCCCCGGCGTCGATTTCAATTCGATCATCAACGCGGCTGAGTACACCGACGAGACGTTCGAAGACCGGCCGCGGTGGGTTGACCGTTCGGCCAAGCGTGTGCGCATCGCCCTGCATTACGAGATCGTCAAGGGCAAATGGATGATGGCCGCGTTCGTCGGCGATACGTTCCTCGTCGAGCCGCAGGAGTCGCCTTTCCTGGACGACGACGGCGAGCCGTGCTGCCCGATTGAGCTTGTGTCCGCGAACGTGGACCGGAACAACAACCGCTATGGCGAGGTGGCCGGGTTCCTTGACCAGCAAGACGAGATCAACCATCGGCGCAGCAAGTTCCTGCACAACCTGTCGTCACGTCAGACGCACGGCAGGAAGGGAGCGGTAAAGGACATCCCGGCGCTCAAGCGCGAGATGAAGAAGCCGGACGGCCACGTCGAATGGGAGGGGGAAAAGTTCGGGGAAGATTTCGGCGTCATTCCAACGAGCGACATGGCGCGCGGTCAGTTCGAACTGTACCAGGACGCGAAGGGCGAGCTTGATTCGGTGTCCTACAACGCGCAACTGGCCGGCGAGCGCCAGAGCGGGAGCTTGTCTGGCATCGCCATCAACCGGCTACAACAGGCCGGAACGATCGAACTGAACACCGACTATTCAATGCTCGCCGGATGGGAGAAGCGCGTTTATCGGCAGATCTGGGCGCGCATCAAGCAGTTCTGGACCGCCGAGAAGTGGATTCGCGTCACGGATGATCAAGACGCGCTGCGCTGGGTCGGATTCAACACGCCGCTGACCGCGCAGCAGTTCCTTGAGGAAAAGATCAACGACGAATCGCTGCCGCTGACCGAAAGGCAACAGGCGAGCGCAGCCTATCAGATGCTGGTGCAGTCGAATGACCAGCGGTTGAATGCGATTGTCGGAGTAAAGAACGACGTTGCTGAAATGGACGTGGACATCATCATCGACCAGTCCTTTGATGTGATCAACATCCAGCAGGAGCAGTTCCAGGCGCTGGTGCAGTTCGGGCAAGGAAACCCGGACATCGACATCATCGACCTGATCGAGCTGTCGCAGTTGCGCGGCAAAGAGGCGCTGATCGAGAAGATCCAGAAGCGCCGCCAGGCCGCCGCAGAGGCCGCTGGGAACGTGAAGGACGTGCAAGCGCAGACCGAGCAGGCGAAGGTGTTCAAGCTCGCCGCAGAGGCCGATAGCACTCAAGCGCAGGCCGATCAGCGCAAGATCGAGAATCAACTGCTGCTCACGCAACCTGACAAGGTGACAAGCGTAGCAGTCTGACGGGCGTAACAGCGGGTCGCCGCCGCACCGAATCCGAGCCGCCTTGTGCGGCTTTTTTGTTGGTAGTGCCGTCGCCGGGCTCCGGGCGTGCTTATGGTCGCCGCATTTCGGGCGCGAAAGGTGAACATCATGGCCGAGAAAGAAGAGAGTTCCACCGAAGAAACCGGGACGCTTGAGTCCCTGAATATCTCTGATGTCTTCAACGACTCCAAGACTGACGCCAAAGCGGATGAATCCGCAGAGGGGAAAGCCGAAGACGAGAAGGGCGAACAGTCTGGCGAAAAAGCCGACGACAAGACGAAAGCGGAGTCGCCATCCGCTGAAGAAACCGGTCTAAAAGCGGCACTCGCAGCAGAAAGACGCAGGCGACAGGAAGCCGAAGGAAAGCTCCGCGAGAAAGACGCGGTGAAAGCGAAGGCCCCTGACCCGATCGAAGACCCTGAAGGATATGCAAGCCATCTACGGGCCGAGAACGGGCGTAACGAGTTCAAGACGAAGATCGCGCTATCGCGGGATCTGATGATTGATACTCGGGAAGACTTCATCGAGAAAGAGAAGGTCTTCATGGGGTTGGTTGCGGACGAAGCGGGAAACATCACCGATGAATCCTTGTTCCGCAAATTCCAGAACGCTCCAAATCCCGCGCGTTTTGCCTACAACCACGCGAAAGAACACCTCGAAGTCCAAGAGTTGAAGTCTCCCGAGTACCGGGAAAAGCTCAAGGCCGAGATTCGCGCCGAGTTGGAAGCGGAACGCAAGGAGAAAAAGCCGAAGTCCGCAACTGAAGTGCCTGACCTTACCAAAGCAACGGCCGCAGCATCGAATTCAACCGCCGTCGAGGAATTGACGGAACTCTCGGACATGTTCCGGGATTCGAAACTGTAGCCCCAAACCATAAGAGGCAATTGAAATGGGCGCAAGCACTATCCAAACCGGCAATCAAACCACGCGATTCCAGTCCGAAGTCCGGCTGGAGTACGTCCGTGGCGGGCGTTTCGGGCCGTACATCGGCAACAACATGAACGCCATCATTCAGACGAACAACAACCTGAAAAAGACCAGCATTCCGATGGTGACCAGGCTGAAAGGCGGCGGCGTCAAAGGTTCGACGCAACTGTCCGGCGCCGAGGAAGCGCTGTCGAACTACGCCGCAACGCTGCAGCCGACCTACTGGCGGAACGGCGTCCTGATTGACAACGAGGAAAACGAAAAGGCCGAATTCGACCTGTTCTCCGAGGCGCGTCCGGCGCTGATGAACTGGGCGATGGAAAAGAAACGCGACCAGATCATTCAAGCGATGGGCGCAATCGAGGCCGGCGGGACGTACTACAACTACGGCGGCACGGAAGGCGCTTACGGTTCGTCTGCGGCGTCCGCGGCGAACATGGACACCTGGAACACGAACAACCATGATCGCGTCCTGTACGGGAAAGCCAAGTCGAACAACACGGCCGGGAACCATACCACCAGCCTTTCGACGATCGACACCACCAACGACAAACTGACTGCCGCAATGGTCACGCTCTTGAAGCGCATGGCCGTGCAAGCGCGTCCGTTCATCCGCCCGGTGATGCTGAAGGGTGACGTGCCGTGGTTCGTGTTCTTTGTCGGCTCCTACGGATTCCGCGATTTGTCGGCGGATTCGACCGTCGCCCAAGCCAACCGCGAAGCGTGGGACCGCGGCTTGGATAACCCGATCTTCTCCGGCGGTGATCTGATCTATGACGGCGTGATCATCAAGGAAGTGCCGGAAATCGACATCTTCATCGATGGCGACGGCACCGGATCGCCGTGGGATGGCGTCTGGGGCGCAAACGCCGCATCGGCGGACGGCCTGGACAACGGCGGCGACACTGCCAGCCGCATCGGAATCGGTTTCTTCTGCGGAGCGCAGGCTCTGGGCTTCGGTATCGGCCGCATGGCCTCGTTCAAGCGTCGCAAGGAAGACGACTACGAACACCTGAACGGCGTCGGCGTGTCGATGAAGCACGACATCAAGAAGTTGTTCTACAACGGCAAGCAGCACGGCATGGTGACCAGCTTCCATTCCGCCGCTGTTGACGCCTAAGAGGTGACCTGATGGCTTCCAATCGGCCTTTACCCGGTGACTTGACCGTCACAGGGATGGATCAGGCGTCCATGTACGCATGGATGGCAAACGTGACCGACCTTCTGAACGAACTCAAGGCCGATCACGACACGAACCAGACCCACCTGACCAACATGAAAACGCTGGTCAACAACACGCGCACCTACCTGACCGGGGACCGCCTCTTTTCTGGGAACCCGGCGCTTGCCATCAGCAGCAATTTCGATGTCAAGACAGGGGGCGCGTGCGTGGTGTCTATCGACGGCGTTTTGAAAAACGTCGCCGTAAGCGCCGCTTGCGACACCGGAACGGCAGAGACTATTCCTGCTGGAAAGTGGAATGTGTTCCTTGTCAGCGCGAGTGTTAGCGGTGCATTGGCCTCGACGTGGGGGGCGGCGTCGGCAGCATACACAACGGAAGCGCTGGCAATCGCGGCGCTGCCTGCGGCTCCCGCATCAAGGGCACCGGTCGGGTATGTCACGGTGAAGGCGCACGCAACGGCTGGATTCACAGCCGGAACGGATGCGCTGAAAACCGGTATCGGCGGAACCGTTGCAGCGGAGACGAACTACTACAACCTCGCCGATCCGGCTGTAACCGTCTCCGCGGCTGTCTCAACGTCTTCGGAAGCGGCGCTTGCCAATTCCACCGACATCACTCTTTCACGCTCTTAGGAGGCCATCATGGCTGATCTGACTTACACGCAAAAAGCAACTGAAAGAAAGGCAAGTACCGGCCTCGTCACTGGAAAGGGCGACGCCAACGGCTTGAAGATGCTGGTTTCCTCAACCGTCGAAATCCCGGCGTCCGCATCAGGCTCAACGGTCAAGTTCGGGCGCATTCCGTCCAATGCTCGGCTGTCAGGTATCTCGCGGGTGTATTGGGATGACCTTTCGACTACGGGCAGCCCGACGCTCGATCTTGGCCTGGCTTCGGTCAACGCTAATATCACCAGCGACCCGGATGCTCTGTCGAATGGGCACGTCATCACTGCGGCCGATGCAGAAGGCGCGACGGCGATCACCGACGTTGCGAACTACGGCAAGCGGGCTTGGGAACTGGTCAACGGTCAGACGACCGATCCGGGCGGCGAACTCGATGTCTACGGTTCTATTGTGGACGCGGCGACTGCTGGGCTGACGGGCACGGTGACGCTCGAGCTGTACGGGTATCTCGACTAACGCAAGTCACGGCCGCGCCTCTCGCCAGGCTCGGCGCCGGATGACGTAACCGGCATTTTCTAACCCTGGCGAGAGGAACGAAATGAACGAAGGTGAAAGACAAGTAGCGCCAACGCTGGACGGTATCCGGCGTGACCATGTTGCGAGATACGAATTTGCGGCGCGCATGTTTCCAAAAGGCAGCCTAGTAATAGACTTCGCTGCGGGAGTCGGATACGGGACGCGCATTCTAGCCGAGGCCGGGCACACGGCCAAAGGGCACGACTGCGACGTTGAGGCGATTGCCTATGCAGCGAAGCATTACCCGCACCAGCGTGCCGATTACGCGATCAGTGACGGCAACGCCCCCGGCGCGCTCGGCGAATACGACGCGGCGGTGTGTTTCGAAACCATCGAGCACATCGAAGATCCTCGCCCGCTGCTCAAGGCGCTGCGCGTGTCGGCTCCGCTGCTGCTGGCGAGCGTGCCGAACGAAGACGTGATGCCATTCGAGTACGAGCCCGGGAAAGGCTATGCGTTCCATTTCCGGCACTACACGAAGGCGCAATTTGAGGCGCTGCTGAACGAATGCGGCTGGTCTGTGACCGAGTGGCACGGGCAGGCCGGGCCTGAGTCGGAAGTCGAGCCGAATGTGAACGGCCGCACGCTGATTGCAGTCTGCGAGCGCGCAGAAGCGCCACAGGCAGGAGCCAAGCCGACGAAGGTCGCCATTGTCGGCGGAGCGCCGAGTAGCGCGCACCTGGCGCCGTATGACGACCTGAGCTATGAAATCTGGGTCCACGGCAATCAGATCGACCGGCACGCTGGAAAACGGGTAACACGGATTTTCGAGATTCACGACGATCTGAGCGAGCACGGCGATGTGCTGAAGTACGCGCAGATGCTGGTGGACAAAGGCATCCCGATGTGTGTCGGGGAAGGTTTTCCGATCAAGGCGCCGCACGTCGAAGTCTACCCGTTTGAGGCCGTGAACCGCTTCATGGGCGAGCACCTGACCAGCACGCCGGCCTACATGATGGGCTACGCGATGCTGCGCGGCGACGTGAAGGAAATCATGATCTACGGCTGTGACATGGCCGTCGATAACCACGAATACTTCTACCAGCGTCCGGTGATGTACGCATGGATCGGCCTTGCGATAGGGCGCGGCATCAAGATTGGCATTCCCAAGGCTTCATCCTTGTTCAAGGACACCTACGTCGAGGGCCGGAAGTCTGGCGGCAAGCCGAAGCTCGGCATGGGGCCGTTCACGGAATCCGAGTTCATGAACCTGCACGCGCAGCACGGAAAAAAGATGCAGGAAATACAAGCGGAGATTGACCGGATGAAAATAACGTATGCCGCGCATCACGGCTGCCAGCAGGCGTTCGAGAAGATGGGGTCAGCAGCAAGGGCAATCGAATCCGGCCAGCACATTGAAACGCTTTCTCAAACTACGGTGGTGCTATGAAATTTCAATTTGTCGCAGAAGTCTCAGAGCCGGTCCTGTCCTACGGCGTGATGGTGTCTACCGGAGATGTGGTCGAGTTTGAAGGCTGGCTTGCGGAGAAGGCGAAGGAGAATCCGAATTATCGGCTGTTGGACGAATCCGATGAACCGGCCGGCGACGAATCAGAGCCGGACGATCTTGACGAACTGCGGGCGCAGTGGGAGGCCAAGTTCGGCAAGAAGCCGCATCACAAGAAGTCGGCGAACACGTTGCGCGAAGAACTGAGCGATGGCGACTAAGGCCGAACTGCGGGACCGCGCGGCGAACGACCTCGGGCTGCTGCGCCTCGGGCAGTCCCTGCAAGCGCAGGAGGTAACCCGTATCGAGTCCGGCTTTGATGAAGTCTATGCCGACCTGAAAACGGACGGCCTGAACGTCTGGGCTTCGACCGCATCTTGCCCCGTCGAGCTGGTGCCGCATGTCGCCGCTTTGATCGCTGACAATTGCCTCAATACCTATTCGGTTTCTGGCGAGCGTTACAAGCGCATCAAGATCGCCTCCAGTGTGGCCAAGCGCGAGATGCGCCGGCTGATCACGCCTGCGCATGAATCCGCCGAAGAGCCAACGGACTACTGATGCTCGTTCCGATCAACCTGACAGGCGGCACGTACAAGCACCCGTCCTTGCCTTTGTCTGCTCAAGTTACCCGCAATTTCTGGCCGCAGCAGATAGACAATCCATCAGCGAAGTCTAGTTACGTCCTTGAATCATGGCCTGGGCTGACGCTGCTCGGAAGCGGGACAGGCGCTGACGGCGGGCAGTTTGAGCATAACGGCACGCTTTATCACGTCTGCGGGACCACGCTCTATTCCGTTGCATCGGACGGAACGCATACCAGCCTTGGAACCATAACCGGCACAGGGCCGTGCATTTTCGACGCGCTAGGCTCAAGCATCGCAATTGTGCGCGGTGGCGTGGTGAGCGTATGGAACGGTACTACGCTGTCCACTGTGGCCGGTGTGGAAACGCCGAACAGTTGCTCGCACCTGAATAACCAGATGCTCTACGATGGCGATGCAGGCAGGTTCTGTGTGTCCGATGTCGGGGCACTTGGAACGATCAACGCGCTTAACTATGCCACCGCTGAAAGTCTCGCTGACGACCTGTTGAGGGTGTACGCCTTCAGCGATCAGGTTTATCTTTTCGGCAATAAGACGATCGAGCTATGGTGGAATTCTGGCGTGGGGAATCCGCCATTCGACCGGGTACAAAACGCAACGATCAAGATAGGGCTGAAAGCCCTGCATTCTGTCGCAAGCAACAAAGATTCGCTGTACTTTCTCGGAACGGATTCTCGCGTCTATCGCGTCTCTGGCGGGCAATCCTTGGCGGTTACTGATCGCGCGATGGCCCGCGCCATTGAGGAATACTCGGACGCCTCGGATGCAATCGGCTGGTGCTTCACCAAGGACGATCAGTATTTTTATCAGATCACATTCCCTACTGCTGACAAATCTTTCATCTACCCAGAAGGCGGGCAATGGTTCGAGGTTTCATCAGGCGTCACTGGCGCGCGGTATATTGGCAATTCCTACTCCTACGCGCACGGCAGGCACCTTATCGGCGACTACCAAAACGGAAACCTGTACGAGCTGAGCGATTCAACCTATACCGAAAACGGCTCTGTGATTCGCCGGGTGAGAGATACCGGGCCTTTGCACGGCGGGCTGATGCGGGCGCAGGGCAAGCGGCTGGAAATGAATCGGTTCGAACTGATCATGGAGACCGGGGTTGGTATTGTGTCCGGGCAAGGCAGCGACCCGGTTGTAATGCTTTCCTTCTCTGACGACGGCGGCAGGACGTTTTGCACTGAGACTTGGGGGACGATAGGCCAACTCGGAGCGTATCGGTGGAAGATCGAATGGTTTGCGCTCGGCTCTTTCGATTCGAGGATTGTACGTGTTGCCATTTCTGACCCGGTTAAAGTTTCGATTCACTCGGCTGCGGCTGACATTGAAATTGGCATCTGATGAACACGATCCAACCGCCGCCGCCTCCGCAGAAGACGGGGAATGCGCAAGTTGATCTGTACCTGCGCCGAATCTACGAATGGGCCTATCTGCTCTGGTACTACCAGACCGGGGCGGGGATACAAGATCCGGCGATAACCGGATCGACAGGAGCCGCGGCTAGCTCCAGTGGAATCGTAATTCCTGGAATTGACGGAGAGGATGGCGCGGATGGGCTGACGATAATCGGCCCGCAAGGTCTTAGAGGATTTTCCGGGTTGACCATTCCGGGCATGGACGGTCAGGATGGCGAAGACGCTTACATGGGCGTCTCGACTGGTTTGTTTGATCCATACGGCGCAGCAGCAGCAGCGCAAGCAGCCAGCCAGCCAGCAGACGCCGACCTGACAACGTGGGCCGGGGTGACGCCTGGCACTGGCGTCGCTACAGCTTTGGCGGTCAACGTCGGCACTGCTGGCGCTGTTGTCGTCAACGGTGGCGCGCTTGGAACGCCGTCAAGCGGGACATTGACCAACGCATCAGGATTGCCCGCTGCCGGAGTAACGGGCACTGCCCTTGTTGCCGCGGCGATCGGCAGCACGGTGCAAGCCTACAATTCCAATCTTACTGGAATAAATCAGGCTCTGGACACAACGGCGAGTCCAACCTTTGTAACGGTAAAGCTGTCAGGCTTGACCGATCTTAAAATTCCCAAACACGTTGCCGATGCCACTGGCCTTGCTGATACGACAATTACGGTGTCGGCGAACAATGAGGTTACGAACGCAAGCCAACCGGCGTTTCTCGCGCTCAGCAATACGGGTGGCGCCAACGTCACAGGCGATGGGACTGCGTACACCGTCGTATTCGACGCGGAAGTATTCGATCAAAATGCAGACTTCGCCAGCAACACCTTCACCGCTCCGGTGACAGGCAGGTATCAATTGAATGCTTCAGTGTTTCTTGCTGGTGTGGCGGTCGCAAATACCATCGTTCTGCAAATCGTCACGTCGAACAGGACGTACCAGGAGCAGATCAACAACCTCAATGGGAACGACCAAATAGGATTTTCTGTTCTGGCAGATATGGACGCAGCTGATACGGCGACCGTTTCGGTAACCGTATCTGGTGGGGCCAAAGTCGTGTCAACCGTAGGGTCCGGCTACTCTAACTTCTCCGGGTTTTTGGAGGCATGACGTGATACTCGAAATTGAAATATCCGTCGATGATCTCGCCGCCATAGCTCATGTGGTTGGCTCTGACCCGGATTGCGCGATTACTGGAGAGCCGCCTGAAGTGTGCTGGGCGCGACGAGCTTTCGAGAAAATAGGCGCAGAAGCAATCCGGACAAAAATCGCGAAATACCGTGATGCCTACATTGCGGAAAAAGCGGCACGCGGAGACGCTTACCAAAACGCTGCACAGAAACGAGCAGCGGCGGAAGCCGAAGCAGCAGCCAACATCAAAGCAGAGGCGGAAGCGAAAGCCAAAGCGCTAGCTGAAGCGCAGGCCGCCGAAGAAATAAGATTCCAGACTGCCGTTGACGCGGCGGTAGCCAAAGCTATGCAGCAACCCTGACAAAAGCGAGGAAATCATGGCGGCAAACAAAATTTTCAACTTCGGCCCGGTTGCGATGTCCGCGACCCTCACAACCAACATTTTGAATTCAGCCATCACGTCGCTTGCTGGGCCGGTAGGCTTTACGGCGACGCAGCCGTGCATCATCCTTCGACATATCCGCATCGTGAACAAAACAGCGGGCGCGGTGACATTCTCACTTTGGAAAGGCGCGAATGGAGCGAATGCGGCCGGCACGGAAGTCATCGGCATCGGCAAGAGCATTCCGGCAAATGACGTGTACGACTGGTACGGAATGATGAGATTTGATGCCGCTGATTTCCTTGTTGGCGGTGCGAGCGCTGGGACGAGCCTTAGCATTCA